TTGAGCCGGCGTTCTATCATCTCCGGCGTAATGACTTGGCTATTCACTTTGCTCTTTTTTTGACATTGAGGCCGTGAAGATTGAGATTAATCTGCGCTCGGTGAAATAGATCCGATAACCAAAAAATAAATCGAACATAGTTAGATCTCATCGGGCTTCCACATTTCTCCGAGGAACTCCTCAAGTATGTGATTGAGAACATGAAGATCATGAAAGGAGACTCCGGGTATCGTCAATTTGCCGTTCATATAATTCTCGACAGTAAAGACAACCTCTTGCGAGTGCTGCTCCCATTTAAAAGAGATAGATCCTGCGTCCATGTCATAGGTACGCTCGGTGTTCCAACCTCCAAAATTAGTCGCCATTTGGAACTACCTCCAAATTCTTTTTGTTTTTCTGCTGGAGGATTACTTTGCCGGAGTCGGCAGATATATCAAACGGATCTGTGACAAGGCTCAGCCCTACCGACTCAAGAACCTGAGCAATCTCGTAGGGATCTTGGTCAAGCTTCGAGGCAAGCGCGTGAATACGACCAATGTGTTCGTGGATCGTAACGATATAGCCCACCGGTGGATTGAATTTATTTTCTTTACTCATAGCAACATATCTCCTTCTGCTGCTCGCCAAACGATGCAGTCTTGTTGGTTGTAGTTTTTACGGGTCGTTCCTGTGTCAATTAGATACCCGTCTTTGACGAGCGAACCCCGAGTAGGTCGGAGTGTATTGCCTGATATTTGCAAAGCTATTTCGACCTCTTGATCCGTTGCGCCTCGAAGACCACGATCTACAAAGTAGTCATAGACCTTTCGGCGAATAGTTCCCGTACGAGGCAGAGCAGACAGAGCTGCTGCGACTGATGTGCGCTGAGCGTTCTTAGCGATTAAGACCGAGTTACGATCTACGCTCATAACTCAAGCTGCTTCTTCTTGATATTGACCGCACTAAGAAGGCTAACGCCGTCTATCTTGCACTCTCCAAGATCTTTGTATTCCTCCCAAACCAGTTTAAGAGCCTCGACTGTGGGCGCTTCCCCAAACAAGACAATTGCCTTAGTCGCTTTGGCTATCTCTTCTTCGGTATAAACACGAGCCGGCTCTGCTTCTTTGATTGGCTTGCGAGGCTCTTCTGAGTACCGCTGAACCTTTTCCATTTCTTCCTTGCTAGGGCGCTTGCCAAGAGAGGCAAATCCGCAATTGGCTAAACTGCGCCCAATTGAGGAGGTCTCGCAGTTCTCAAGGGCAGAGGTTCGATTGACGGGAGAAGCTCCTACAATTTCCTCCGCGTATCCGGTGGCTACCGGAGTGTGATCTTCTCTGTCAAAATAGATCTCTGAATAAACAATAAATCTGCGCTCATCATGAAACTCAAGCTTCGTGAGAACGCGCCCGTTTGGATGAGCCTCCCAGAACCGGGCAAGCCGGGTCTCGACTGTGTCATACGCCTCAAGATCGAACTTTGCCATAACTATCCTTCCGTTGGGGGAACGCTTGTGCGCTCCTGTTAGGCACAAGTATCCCGATAGATTACGGATCTCCCGGGATTGCCACGCCGGCGAGTCGTCTGTAATGTGTGCAAAGGTGAGAGAATAGAGGAGTCTAAGGAGTCCAAAATGGCAGCTCGAGTCCATATCAGCCTGTTCAACTTAATCGTTGAGTTAGAAGCCGATAACGCGTATCCAGATCAAATGACGGATATGGCTAATCGCACTCTCAATCTATTTCAGAATGCTCTCTTGACCGCTAAAGAGACCGGCATAGACATAACTGAAATAGCGCTGCTAGAACTAGACGAAGACGATGACGACTACTGATCCCCTTGGATCATAAACTTACGCAACCAAGATCTTCCAGCAGCATTGATAGCGTCTTGAGTCTTTGTGCGCTTTTTGTCGCCCCACGGATAATTTTCTAAGCCTTCCGGGATCAATTTCTTGATAGTTTTTATTGGTGGCAGAGCTTCTAACGGATTGTTTATAGCAAAGTCACGATAGGCCAGTTGTTCAGATCTCGTTGGAAATAAAGGCTGATCCGATCTCAAAGATCCAGAAGGATCTACCGCCCACCAAAGCAATCCATTTCTTTGATGCCATGTGATCGAACTAGGTGTGCAAGACATTTTTAACCGAGTCACTCCTCGTTCTAAGACCGCATAATTTATCCAGATCTCCCAAATCCTTGAGGCGTATCCGTTGCCTTCTTTGCCTTGGATTGTGACTATTTCATATAGGTTGGAATAAGTATCGCGGTTGTAAGTAGCGAAGATTAGCGAGACTACTTCCCCATTGACCTCTAAAGCCATTGGCGGGGTCTTGTCGTAATTCTTGAACCGATACCAAAGAGAGTGCGCCGAAGATAGGAACTTAGTGTTTGTTCCTTTTGGCGAGGTCTTTACAATTTCCTCGACTTGAGCAAAGTCCAAGAACCTAACTGCCTCGTTCATTTATCGATCTTTCTGGGCTTCGCTAAATGTCCGGCCGGCTAATCGCTTTCTAAATTGTGGAATATTGTTTTGCGGTATTCCGATCTTGTTAGAAGGCAAAGTGATAGCCAATAGATCCGAGTCAGATTGATTGCTATATCCAGCGTCAAGAATTGCGGCATCGTTAGGAAATACATCAGCGTGGCGATCATTTTCCAGATCTACAAGGTGATCTTCCCGGCCTCCAAGGGAGTAGAGATACCTGAAATTAGGCGGGCAATTAGGCTCGACTACTCTCTTGAACATTGAGACTTCTTTGGTATAACAATAAAAAGTCACTTCGGGAGTGAGTAGAGCTATCTTGAGCCACAGGCGCAGGTATTCCTCAGAGAAAAAATCTCCGGAGTCGTGTATGCGAATGAATTTTCCGCGCTTCTTAGGGTGCTGAACCTCAGCAAGCATTTGACCAAACCAGCCCTCGGGATCTTCGATTATGTATTCTAAGTTTTGAGTGTGCCGACCTTTGACATTACTGAAATTGTAAGTGCCGTTACGAGCGTAGCAAACAGTCGCGCAAGCACCGGCGTTGGGACAAGTCTTCACATTTGTTCCGTTAGATAATTTGACGGCAAGCGCAGGTATCGCCCAATTAAAGATCCCGTCAGGGCGAAGCTCTGAATTTTGAGTAAGCAATTTCTCCGGTCTTAGTCCAGCCATACTTTGTACCCCGCAGTTACTCGGCCATGAACTGGATCGATAAAGTGAAGACGCTGAGAAGGAGTAGCGCTTGCAGCAAGCATAACTCCGGCGTAGCGATTATCTGACTCGGTAGATCCGGTTTGATAAACAGATCCAAGGCCGTTAGGTAGCGCCCACTCATTATGCGTGTGATAGTGACCTATGTAGCAATCTCGAAATTGCCAAGGATAAGATCCCGAGAGCCAACGAGATACATGACCAACGATAGCGCCCGGGGAGGCGAAGCCGTTTCTTCCTACTTCGTCTCCATGTATAAGCAGCGCTCGATAATTCCCAATCTCGACTCGCTGAATATCCTCCGGGCACTCTTGCCATGTCAATCGCTTTTCCCCAGAAAGTAACTGACGGGCAAGTTCATAACACATACGATCAAAGTTATCGGATCGAGGAACATTGTCTCGCTTAGATCCAATACGGCCGTGATTACCCCACTCTGGAACTACTGTGACTTTTTCGTAATTGGCCAGAGCTACTCTGACAACATCTACGCAAAGGCGCGAGACATTGACATATTGCTCAAATAAAGTCGCATCTACTTCGAAGGCTTGAGTTGGGAAATTGAATAGACCCTCGACCATATCTCCGCCGAATAATATGTAGCACTCTCGTACCGGGTGATCTGCTCTTTGGATCTCAGTAATCTTGATTGCTTTATCGGCGAACTCTAATACGCGTTTGCGCATAATCTCGGAGTTGTAGGTGGTAGTTCTTTTAGCGCCTTGCCAATCTGTCATATGCCATAGCGCTACTTCGGCCTTCTTTTTGGATTTATCTGCGACCGGATTAGCGACCGGAGGCACTTTACCCATAGACAACATGGCGTCATAAGCAGCTTGTTGTGTGGTCTCTACTAGATCTTCGGTGCGTTCTTTGGCTTTTTTCAGTTGCTTTTGTAGTCGAACAATGATTTGTCTAAGTTCTACTACTTCTTCCGGTAATTCTGGAGGTGCGTTTTCTAGTTGATCTCTAAGACTCATAATCTGCTATCTCTTTCCCGTGTTGGGTATAGCCCTGCTTGTCTATCCAAGAGTCGGTATGCGAGCCATTTTGGAACAGTCGTACAGTCTTTAGTGTATCCATAAGTAAGGCTACTTGGTACGCCGGAATGGGCGAGATCCCGAGCAAAGTTCCCCAGATAACTCCTATGTCCGTGAAGTTCTTATAGGCATCTCCGTATTGAGATTGGCGCTGGCTCAGAACATCATCTAGTTCTTCGGACACTTACAAACACCAGTTCTGTGCGCTCTGATTGCTTCGTTGCTGGTCTTGTAGCCTTCGGATCGCAACGCTTGCAGTATGACCCTTTGAGAGATCTCTTTCTTCCAAGCTTCGTCTAATGCTTTTCTTTCGTCTTCCGGCATATTGTTCAACATCTTTTGGTAAGTGCAAACACCGCCGTGAAGATTATTATTTATCGTGCTGATCTTGTCTGCTAATCCCATAATTGCCTCCTGTGGTAAAGCGTAACTTAACATGGGCAAAAAGAAAACCCCGAGGAACGGCTCGGGGTCTTCTTCGCCTTGCGTGCTTATTTAGTTTTTTTCTTATCGGCTTTAGCCAACTTTGTGATCTCTTGAGTCACCGCGTCTGCCATTAGTCCAAACGCCGGATCTTTAGGATTGATTGCGCGGATCGCTGGGCCAGCAATAGCAATCAAAGCTGCTACAAGGATCTCTTCTGTTCCTCGTAGGCCATCGCTATAAGCAACGCCTAACGCCACAACGAAAGATCGAACATACGACTCAATAATTGCTTGGATCTTAGGGTTCATTTTGTCTCCTTTGGTCGAGCTACGGCCATAATCGTAGCGTAGGTGCGTCTCTTGAGGTAGAAGCCGTCTCCGTTTGATTGGCTACCGGCTATACCGCTTGAGGTATTGCCCTCAAATACTTGTAGGTACTTGAGTTTTGTATTGTGAAATTTAACGATCCCGACATGATCCGGCTGAGCGTCTTCATCGAATTGAAAGAACACCAGATCTCCGCGTTGGGCTTGACCCAAAGGCACGAGTTGATTGTTCTTAGTCAGGTACTTGAGCCAAGCATCGCAGCTCGCGTAGCCCTTTGCCTTGTCCGATACCGACTTAATCAAGCCAGCATCGAAGAACATTTTAGAAGCAGCCATAGCGCACCACGGCTGATTGTTCAAGCCGTACCATTTACCAAATTTTGTATCGTTGTTTCCGGTCTCTTGGTAGCCAAGATCTGCTTTGCATAGTGACAATAATTTATTAACATCTATCATCTTGTCTCCTTTTATTTGCTCAAAAGTAAGCGATATATCTCATCCACGCGCTCTTCCAATCGCTTAATGGTCAAGCCTTGTCTCGTTTGTTCGTCTCTCATAGAGCTTCCAGAGTTGGGCTTGAGTTCGACTAGGTAATGTTTGACTAGGAAGCGAACTCCTATTGCCAAAGATCCCACAAGTGTCGTTACGGCTACGGCTAAACCAGCCCAATCTGATGCAGTCATGGCCGTAATAATAACGGATTACAAAGCGGTTTGAGTCAATTTGAACCAAGCTACGCCGTTCCAATAAACCAAGCGCTGAGAGTTTGTATCGTAAAAGATATCTCCCTGACGAGGATTGCTCGGGGTAGAAGTGGCAAAATTGACTACCGGCGCAGTAAATCTTTGCGCGGTCTCGAGTTTATTAAGTCGCGCATAAATATCTTGAGCAAAGATACGAAGATCGAACGGCTGATTTATGTACCCCATTACGCACCTGTTCCTTGAGTTAGCGTAAGCGTAACGCGTTCTGGGCCGTCTTCGCCCGGCTCTACTGTTAGACCTACGATCCGATACAACTCATCTAAGCCGTTAGGAAAGCGCACATCGCGGATCATAATTCGAGCATCGTCTCCAATGTCGTATGTTCCAAACTCCGGATCTACAAAGGGAGGCACAACGAGTTTAAGAGTAGTTGGAGGATAGGCGACCGCTAGAACTTGGCCGTCAGCAAGCTGCTGGAGAACCACATCGTCATCTATATCTGAATAGTTAGCGCTATCTTCTAGGAGCGCCCAGCCCTCAGCGAACTTAGCCACATCTTGCGCTACGGCTATCAATTTGCCTTCGTTAGATCCCGCTCCAAGAGCGTAAATTGTATTCGCTGCCGTAGCTCCGTCTTCGGGATATTCGTACTCGACTGTGTTTCCAGCAGGAAAGATCCAAACCGGAATATTGAGAGGGTCGCCGGATCGAGGAAAGTAAGTATTAAACGCTTTTACGGGTAGCCCGGTAATGTTGTCGTAATAAACATCTACTCGGAAATCAAAGCCGTCTAACTGGCGTGAGAGATCTTGGATAGCGCCAAAGACCGGCTTCAGTTCGTAATCGTAATATACGCGATCTACTAGAACACCGGAAGTAGTCTCGCCTTCAGTATTTAAAAGGAGGCCAATGTCTCCGTTAGGTACGGCCTGAGCAGCGGTGATGATATCGCTGGCTATAACCAACTGATCTTCTTGGTAATAATCTATGGTCTCAATGATTCTTCGGCGCTCGAAGTACGAGATAAACTCACGCGCTTGAATAGATAATTGCTGATCTGTCGAGTTATAGGATCTAGCCCAAATCACTCCGCCCCATACAAGAACGCCATTACGATCCACATAGATAGCGTTCTTCATAGGAACAGTAGCCTCGTCAATATTGAACTCAGCCGTGTTTATTCCACCAATCAAGATATGACCCTGAAAGTTTCCAGCCTGATTTAACTGCTGAGTGAAGGAGACTCCGGTGAAGGGAAGCTCTGCAATTATCTCGTTTGTAACTAGGTTTGCAATGAGGTATCGGTAGGTCGTGACCGGCATGATTACCTCCTAGTTATTCGGTGAGAGCTGCTACTTCTTCTCCAGATAGTCCAAGAGCCTGTAACTTAGCCTGAGCAGCTAGTTTAGCATCAGCCTTGGCCTGTGCCTCTGCTTGTGCTGCTGCTTGTTCAGCTGCAAATGCTTCTGCTTGCTGAGCGCGTTCAGCGATCTCGTCTGCAGTCAAAGGGCGAACAATTTGTTCTCCGGTTGCGCAATTGACTTCGACCGCCATTGGTGTATCTGTTGTCATTTTTTCTCCTTTATGAGTTTAGTATTCCGTACAAATAGAACGATGAACCTGAGACAAAACTACCATTACCGCAAAATAATGTTACGCTAGTTAAAGCGCTCGTGCTTTGCCACAGTAAAGCCGACTCTACGAGTGCTCCTCCCGAAGCGTTTGTCTCCACTGCAGTCGAGATTCTAATTTGTTTATTAACAGTAGAATTATAGTTTGGCCAATAAACATCAATATTAGAGAATGTATTGGCAGTCGAGTTCGCATTGGGTGTCCAGATTGCTCCACCCGTGGATTGTGAGCCAGTCGTTCGACTACTGGTGTTTGCAGCACCTGTACCTAGAAGTTGTGTATTGCTAAAAGTAGTGCCGTCAAAAAAATACCCCGTGTCGTATATACCAGCATTAGTCGCATTACTTCTAGCAGTAATCTTGAACACTAGATCGGTATAAGTGTTAGGAATACTTGAAAATGCTACTGTCGCAGCAGCAGTACCAAGAACATTAGATGAAATAAGTTTGTATGTAGCTGCCATTTTATGCTTTCCGAATTCCGTATAGTGTGGCGATCGTTCCAGCAGCAAGAGATTGTGCACCATTAGCACTAACAAGTGTGAGTGAATTGATTGCAGCAGTAGAGCGCCATAGGCCAACAGTTATTTCGATCACACCACTTCCATTGTTATCTCCTGCGTATTTGTTAATTGCAGTTTTGTATGTGGAACCAGCGTAAGAAAATATATTAAACTCAGTAAATTCAGGTATTGTAGTACTAAGAGAAGAACCTCGTGCTGCGTTAATATATGAAGTGTCTCTCTCTGTGGCGAACGAAGGACTTGTTCCATCTCCCCAAAGTTCTAGCATATTGTAATTTGCGCCGTTATCTCCGTTAAATCTAATGGCAGGTTGATACGATGCGGTGCTGGCTAAAGCCGTCCAAGAGACGACCAAATCAGTATAGGTATTTGGTATAGAACTAAATGTAATAGATGTAGCAGTACCACTTAGCGTAGTAGTAGCAATTGGTTCGTATGTGATTGCCATTGCTTACCCCTTAATTCCGTATAACGAAAATGTACTAGATGTTGAGAAGTTGCTGCTGGCTAATGTAATGTCAATCTGATTAATTGCATTTGTGTTATTCATCCACAAAGCAGAACCGATCACCATAGCTCCTTGTGATGAAGTTGATTGCTCATCGCCACCTGTAATGTATTTAATTGTTTTGTTCTTAGATGTGCTTTGATAATCTAAAATATCAATAATTGCGCCAGTAGTTGGATTAGTGTCATACCCTTGAACATATCCCATTGAAGGCGGTGTCGTGGTTGATGCCTGAGATGTGTATGGGCCACCTGAGTCCAGAGCAAACATCCAATGTCGTGAGTAGTTAGATCCGCTATCGTTATTGAGTTTGATGTAATGATCTGTGATCGCACCTGACGCGCAACGAGCGTTGTAACGAATTTGCAGGTGTTTGTATGTGGACGGAATAGAAGTGAAACTAATAGTTCCACTAGATCCGGTTCCGCTAAGAGAAGCAATAGACTCGAACACTCCCGCAGCTACGATCGTGACTGAGTTAGACGCATCAGACTCCGCGCTTGATCCGAAAGGATTGTTAGCCTTAACCTTGAAAGTATAAGAAGTTCCAGCAGTCAATCCTGAAACCACAATAGGGCTTGCCGTTCCGGTCGCCGTGAATGATCCCGGAGTGGAAGTCATCGTGTAACTAGCTGCGTTTGATACGCCTGTGAATGTGATTGACGCGCTATCGCCTGTTCCGCCGTCTGATGCAGTTCCGATCGTAGGAGTCGCTGGAGCAGCAGATACATCAGCGTTAAATACTCCGTAAAGAGTGAAGCTTGAATATTGCAGAATGTTCGAACCGTTTGCTGATGACAAATTGATTGATGTTATTGGAGTAGTGCTAGACCAAAGACCGGCACCTAAAGTCATTATGTTCGCAGTTGCGTTATTTTCTACAACCATATCATAAGAAAAAGATTTGTTAACTCCAGCTACATAGTTTGGAATATAGATCTCGTCATTACCGAATGTGTTTGCTGTGCCACTATTTCCTTGTACATATCCAGCCCAATAAACAGATGATCCAACATTTATATTGTCTGATGCTGCTGCAGAACCAGTACCGTATAAATTTCTAGTAGCAAGATAAATTCCACCACCATTGAACTGTAAGTTAAGAATATCGTACACGCCAGCATATGCCGTTCTCATACTTGTTTTAATTACTAGATTGGTATAATTTTGAGGAATTCCAGTAAAGGTAATACTCGCTGCGCCACCAGCGCCAACAGTTACAGTTTGTAAGGCTTTGTATGTATTAGCCATGTCACACCGCCTTTATTCCATAAAGAGTCATTGTTGAACCAGCCACAAAATTTCCATTACCGCAAAAGATTTGTATTGTATTGATTGCTGCCGTATTTCTCCATAAATTGACATAAGCAGTAGTCCAACCACTTACAGCTCCACCTTTCAATAAGAAAGTTTTATTGATTGAGGTATTTGAATAGTTCATTAAATTCATTATATTTGTCGAGAATGTTCCAGATGCAGTAGACGCTCCCGGAATAGCAAATCCTGCGCGTATCCAACTATCGTTGCTTGCTCTCGTTGATAGCGCGGAAGCTCCGTCACCATATAACTCGGTTCTTGAATAATTATTCCCTGTGTCTAGTGTTCCATTTCCAACTCTAAATAATAATTGGTCACTTACACTTGCAAAATCAGAACGAGCAGACACAATTAAAACTATATCTGTATATGTTGTCGAAACACTTGAAAATGTGACTTGAAAAGTGCTTGTTCCTGAAACTGTACTGGTAGCAATTGGAGTGTAAGTACTAGGCATCACACAACTCCTTTAATTCCGTATAGTGCAAAAGTGCTACCTGCTTTAATGTTGGCAGATGTTCCGCCACTAAATCGTGTAATGGCACTAGTGGATTGAAATGAGCCTGATGAAAAACCTGTAATGCCCGATCCATTAGCATCAAAACCGCTAAAAGTTTTAGTGGTTTTGAATTTATTTGTATTTGTGTAATCAAGAATTTGTATGATTCCAACAGTAAATTGTGCAGTCAGATTAGCAGACACTATGGAAGGAAGATAAATACGCGGTTGTGTCGTAAAGGCATTCGATGTCACTGATGAACCATTACCGTACAAAGAATGAGTGCTATAAACATTTGATGTGTCATTATTTGCATAAAGAGCAAGATTATCAAGAGTTGCAGATAAACTAGATTGAGTTACAAACCTTAATTCTAGATGTTGATAAACTTGTGGAATGTTTGCAAAATCGAAACCTGCACTATCAATAGCAAAATTTATAGTTGCAATAGACTCATAAGAGGCAGCATAAAGATTTCCAGATTTGGCTGAGTCAATGACTCCAAGAATAGGCATCAGGCAATATCTCCAAACACATACCAAAGATCCGTTCCGGCTTTTAGGCAAGTAGCTGCGCTATAACGCACTCTAAGTTTTGGAGCTGCTGAAGTCGCACCGGTCGATTGGATTGTAGTCGTTCCGCTTGTGACGGCCTGAATAGTTGTTTGCCCTGCGCCTATTTGTAGCACATTTATTTGTGTGCCGATTGGGAACGCAACAGAGGCGTTTGTAGGAATAGAAAATGTATTGGCAGAAGCGTTGTCCATTGTGACTACTTGACCATTATTAGCCAGAACGGCCGTATAAGAAGCAGTCTCAGCGTCAAAGGCAAGGTTGATTTTAGGATCGGTCAGAGTCTTGTTAGTCAAAGTCTGCGCGGTAGTCAGATCTGCGGTAACGCTAGTATTAATTGATACTGTGACTGTGCCTGATGTTCCGCCACCTGAGATACCAGTACCCGCAGTTACGCCGGTAATGTCTCCGTCATTGTTCAGATAGGCCAGAGAGTTCCACACCGTAGCTCCGTTACCGCACTTAAGTTTGTTAGTGTCGGTTTCAAAGCCGAACTCGCCCGCAGCTAAAGTAGGGTTAGAAGAAGTCCATTGAGAAGCCGTACCCCGGCGTACTTGGATCTGTGTTACTACGCTCATGGAGTTCCTCCCTCAAAAGATTGAGTTGCCGTTGTGGTCGGATCGCCTCCGCTATATGGAGCAATACTATCAAACACGCCAGCATCTATCTCGGTGATCAAAGCATCAGTAGATACTTGAGACCAAGCTGAGCCGGTATAAACCATAAGCCCAGTAGAAGTATTGAAATATAGATCTCCGGCACGAAGCGTAGGCGTAGAAATATCCGTGGCAGAAGCCGGAACATTAGTAGGAGTTAAGGCTAAGCGACTCACGAGATATCACCGACCACTAGCCAATTGTTTGTCGAAGTCTGAATAGCAGTAGCGGTCGAATATTGAACGCGTAATTTAGGAGCAGCAGCAGTCGCACCGGTAGATACGACAGTCACGCCACCTGCTCCAGAAATAGTCACCTGACCTGCTCCAAGCTGCGCAAAAGTAATTTGTGCGCCCACAGGATAATTGACAGAGGAGTTAAGAGCAATAGTTGTGGCAATAGCAGACGCGTTAGTTTGAGTAACTAACGATCCGTTATCTGAGAGAACAGTCGTATAGGTAGTTCCTGTTTGCGCGTTGATTGGAAGATTTTTTAGCGCCACAGTTGAGTCAATAGCCAGAGTTACAGTTCCAGAAGTTCCTCCGCCGGTCAATCCAGTTCCCGCAGTTACACCAGTGATGTCTCCAATAGGAAGATTAGTAGTCACCGACACGCGAAGATCCGTGATATTGCCGGTGTTGATCGAAGTAGCACCAGCAGCCACATAAACCGAAGCGAGAGCAATTGAGTTGGCCGGTGTAGAAGGTACTACTGGAGTAGCAGCAGGAGTTCCTGCTATGACTTGCAATACGACATTGTCGAGTGCTCCAGAGTAATAAGAGTCATTGACTGTCATACAAATTAGATCTCGGCGCGGATTAGTAGGGTTCGCCGTAGTTATTGTAAGTAATACAGGGTCATCGTTATAGGCCACATAAGTACCCATGTCGGCCTGAGTAGTTCCTACAATTGCAGCCCAGCCGTCAGCGACATAAACATTCATAGCAGCAGGAGAGTTAGCAGTCACCGCGAGCGAAGCAGGATTGATAATGCCGGTAGTAGCCCAAAGTGCCTGAGTTGTTAAACGATCGTTCTCAGCCGGGTGAGAGGCGTTCTGTAACCAACTCGGAGGTGTATGTAGAGTCATTGTTCTCCTAAATGTATGCTGATTGGAATTCTATCGTAGCGACAGTTTGATTGATTACCGTAGAGCCGACATCTCCTTCAAGAGTAAAGATTGAATTCCCCGGAGGAGCTGCGAACCAAACTCCGGAGGTCAATAGATTACGAGCAGATACGCCGTTTAATGTAATCAATTTATTGTAAAGATCGACAACGAGAACATCATTGCTATCCATAGATACTGTGAAGTTGAGATATTCGTTTGTAGTCTCGTTGCCTAAGATTGGGTTGTCGATTGGGCCATTAAGGGAGATGACCGGGTAAGTAGTAGCCCAGCCGTTATTGCTAATAGTGGTTGTCTTGACTAGCGTAGCCGGATCATAGACTAGATTGTATGTTCGGTTATAGACACGCCCGGTAGGAGGAAAGTAGCCTAATAAAGCGGTCTGAGTGTTGGCGTTAAAGTAGCTCGGATTAGGGCAGAAGAATTCGACTCTGACTACGATATACCCGTAAGTATAATTAGGGTCGATAGTCGTCTGGAAGGCACGAACGCGAGCGTTGATTACTTGCGTAATGTCTCCGGTGCTATGTGGCAAAGAGAAATACAAAGGCGTAGTTCCGGATTGCTGAGGAAGAAGCGCTCGTTGCAAAGTTTGCATATTGACCTGAGCAGAGTTGTCGTCTGATCCTAGAACCAAAAGGATCATAGAGATAGTACGACCGGCATAGAAATCTCTACCGGAGAACATTCCGTCAGCGTAGCCTCGGTTATCGTCTTGGGCGCGGATCGGAGGAACTCCCTCGAGGCCATCTACCGATTGGATCTGATACGGAGATCCTGCGCCACCAAAAACTTGATCGTTGAAGGAGAACGAATACTCTGCCGTTAAAGTAATACTCATTATCTATCCCTCAAATTAGCGCTTAATGATTGAGCGACTTTAGGAGTAGTAGTTTTAGGAGCGCTCGCAGCTAGGATACCAGCCAGCGTGGTCGTATTGACAGTAGATCCATATTTGAGTTGATTAGATACCGCAGCTCCGGTCGCAGCAGGAGAGGTTAAGTTATAGCCTGTGATATTCACATTATTTACGGCAACTGGCCCAATAAATCCTTTATCGCCGGGCTTTACAGATCCCGGAGATCCGTAAGGAATGTAATTACCGCTTGAGTCTTTTGGAGGAACTACCGGAGTCACAGGAGTGAAAGGCGTAAATTTAGGAGCGTTTCTTAGAGCGTCAGCAGCAGCGTTAGCAGCGCCAAGTGCAGCCATAGCAGCAGCAACCTCGGCTAATTTGGCTTGTAGATCTGCAAGCTTCTTCATAGTGTCTTTGTTGATCTGATCGATAGCCTCGCCGTATTTCTTTTGTGTCTCGGCTAATGACTCAGTAAGAGTTTTAGTGGCCTCTGCCAATCCTTCGTCTAGGTTCTTTTTGGCCTCGGCGCGGGATCTTGTTAATGCTTGGAGAGCGTTAGCGATAGCCTCATCCATGCGAGCCTTAGCGTCAGCCAAGCGTTCCATACTTGTCGCTTGAGCGTCAGCGATTGCATTTCGATAATCTGTATGGGCTTCTGCGAGGCTCTTGCTAAGTTCTTTATCTACTTCGGCAAGAGAGTCTTTAAGATCCGTGGCGACTTTCTTGTATTCGTCCATGAGTTCTTGAGTCGCTAGTTTGCCACCGGCGTTCATAGTCTTGGCTAGGTCGTCCATTCCTGTGTTCGAAATGGTCTCGACTTCCATATAAAGCGCTTTAAGTTTCTCACTGGTCTCAGGAGAGGCGTTCTTGAGAGCTTCGGCGATTTTGTTGCCGAGGCGTGGGCCGTTCTTCACTACCTGCTCGATAAAGGTCTGTGAGTAACCCATGCCCGCGAGAGCAGCAGCGTTTTGTTGTAATTTTCTAGCGCCATTGAGAACATCTTGCAATTGCTTGATCATGTTCTTAGGGCTAGATCCCTTTACAAAATTATCTAGATTAAGAGCAGAGTTGAACGCGGAGCGAAGACGATCCATAGATTGCTGGACGATCGAAGCTTGTCTTTCGGTAGCAGCTCTATTCAGGTCTTGCGTCTTCTCCAGAGCCTTCTCGCGCAAATCTAATATTTTGTCTTGCAGTTTCTCTTCTATGTCTGCGACTTTATCGGCGTAATCTTTTGCGTTATCTGCTAGTGCTTTGGCGTAAGTCTTTTGTGCGTCTATCTCTGCATCGTCATAGCGTAATTGAGCATCAGCCAATGCTTCTGAATAGCGCTTATTGAGATCGGCTACTGTCTCTGAATAGCGCTTGTTAGCCTCGGCAATACGCTCGTCACGATCCTTGGTCGCTTCTTGCATGCGATCATTAGCGTCAGCAATAACTTCGTTCATATCTTTGTAAATATCTTTGACGCTCTTTTTGTAATCTTCAAGCTTTGCTTTTTCTTCGTCAGTTAAACCTCCGTTTTTGTCTCCGCCTCCACCGCCTCCACCCTTAGTGGCTTTTTCTACTTCTTCTCCGGCTTTGGTAGCACTTTTGCGTAATTTATCTAGGCCGGCTGATAACTCAGTTGCTTTTTTAGCAGCAGTATCAGCAAAATCAGATACGCCGTCTAGACCTTTGTTTATGAAATCCAAACCTGCTTGTGCATACTTTCCTACTCCGGGAAGTTTAGACAATAATGTTAGAAATCCTCGCATTGGCCCAGTGACCAATTTAAGAACGGCCTCAGCCACTTTACCAATAATAGGAACGATTGCAGCGAAAGCCTTCAACGCAGCTTGTGCTACTGTGATAACCACATTTCTAAATGTCTCGGATCGCTTCCACGCAATCACTAGGGCTGCTGCGACCAACGCGAGCGCGGTGACAATTACTCCTATTGGGTTGGCTCTCATAGCAGCGTTGAGCGCAAGCATCGAAGCAGCGAGTCCATTAGTTGAGGCTATGCTGGCTAGTTGAGCGCCTTTCATAAGAGTCGTTGCTACTGCATAGACTTGCGAAGCGATAGCAGTGATCACTACCATACCGCGATAAAGTTTCATAGCCACATAAGCAGCACCCAAAGCGATAGTCAAAGTGGCCAGAATATCTGCGTTATCTTTAATAAATTTGCCAAAAGTTCTTAGCGCAGGAATAAATTGAGTGCTAATAAACTCGCTGACGGCTTTGACCGCCGGTAATAGTGCCTTGCCTATATCTCCTTGCAATTTTGATAGATCTGCTCTGGCTGCTGCAATTGGGTTTGTGTCGCGTAGAGTCTCGTTAAAACCTTCGTAGGTAGAGTTCAATACATCTACGATCGCTGCTGCTCGTTCGCTCTCTGTTCCACTAGAAATCAATTTCTTAGTTTGATCGTCAAGAACAAATCCGACTCGAGTGAGAGACCCGAAGTTTCCGTTGAGCGCTTGCGCAAGGCCGTTAGTCATCTGCCTAAAATCATCAGCGGTCGCAGCAGCGCCCTTCTCAGCTGTGACATAATCTAAGATTGCCGGGGTCAAAGTCTTGATCGTGTCGCCGGTGAGATCGAAAGTCGCTAATTGTGATTGGGCTACCAAGACATTATCGGCAGTCACTACACCGACTTGTTCCAACGCCTCTGCTTGGGCTATGAGACTATCTACAAAATCGTTAGTAGCTCCGCCTGTCGTGAGAAGGATCTGACGCAATCTATCTTGTGCTGCTGCTGCTGCATTAGCATCGGCTACTGAGGCTTTAAGAAAACCAAGCACCGCAGTAGCACCGAAAGTAACGCCTAAAGTAGCTCCGACTTGCTTAAGTTTGCCTACAAAGTCGTCCATGGATTTGCCGGATTGTTTGACGCTATCGCCCAATCCTTTGAGAGAGTTTTGCGCTTGCGCTAATCCGTTTTTAAGTTGCTGAACATCAGCCTGAATGGATACGAGGATTGGCTCTGTCGTTGCCATTGATTACCCCTTTATCACTTGATTGAAGCGCTGAATAAAGATCCGTTGCAATTCTCCGCTTTGGATTAGTTTATCTGCTGCTGGTGTTAAATATGGGTACTTTACGCCGGACTTCCAAATAGGAGATCCCAATTCTACGGCGCGAGCATAAACAACAGTTGGGCCGACATCAGCAATATAAGTTCCAAATCCTTGCCGAACTCGAGTAGTGATAGATCTTCTAAGTGTTCCGGTGATAACATTTGGGCCAGATCCGCTTGGGCCAATGTGCTTTGGCGGATCTATTTTGTTGCCGACTCTTGTTCGAGATCCGTTGCTGGCGTTGATCTTGGCATCGCGCTCGACTCTTAGACCAGCCATAGCAACACCGAGCTGCGCAGCCTTTTCTACATCGCCTTCTATGTTCTTAAGGGAGGCAAGAGCTTCGGTCAGATTACGAACAATAAGTGCGCCCATTATTCCGACATCCTCTCAGCCTTGATCTCCTCTACTGTTCCGGCTATTGCAAGTAGCCAATCAGCAGTAACCGGATTGAGATTATCTACCTCATCAGGCGTATATCCGAACCTATCTGCCATTTGATAGTAGATCCAATACTCATCAGGATACTCGAAATCATCATATCTTTGCCCGCCTTTAAGCAGCCATTTCAGCCGTTCTAATTGGCGGTAGGCGCTTTTGGGTCTGCCTCGTTTGTAGGAGTATCAGACAACGAAGGGAACAAAGAGTTTTGTGCGCCCTTAGTCGCTTCTGTTAGCGCGTCATAATCCGCCATAGATAATTCGTCTAGTGACTCAAGGCGTACTGACGGAAGAATAAGATCAAACGACCACTCTTCAATCATCATTGCGATAAGAGCGTCACCCAGAGCCATAGCCTTAGATAAATCGCCTTCTTGTTTGTCGGTCGCTTTAATTACTCGCTTGCGATCTCCGACCTTGAGAGAAGAAAGATCTTTGAGAGATACTGTGTTGCCTGACGGCAGTTTAATTGTGTTTGCCATGATGCCTCCTGTTGGTTTGCCTTCCTCAGATAATAGCAGGGAGTAGGGGCGCGGGATAGCGGGAAGGCAGTCGCTATCTACCTGACCGCCCCTACTCTTGGAACTATTTATGCATAGACGCTTGCTGCAAATGCGTTCTGAAGAACCCACTTGATTGGAGCGAAGCCACCAGTAGATCCTGCGTCAGCCGTAGTAGCTTGAGCATTGACATCTACCATGACCTGTACGAAATCTGAGCCACGATCAATAACGGCGGTTGTGTATGCGCCCTTAGAAATAGTAGCTTGGAGTTGTACAAGAGTCGCTCCTGAGCCATAAGACCAGTTCAGCACAATTGCTGGCTGAGTGTTATTTAGGAAGCGAGTCAATTCAGTATCGTTCTCCATTACGAAGGTGAACTTAGCTGATGTGTCAAGAGCGCCAGTGAAGATTTGATAAGGATTTTGTGTATTACCAATTCCGTAGATTGGAGTTACTGGGCGAGTGACATCGATATTTCCGCTTACTGAGTTAGATACGGTAGCTCCGCCAATGCTAACTGTTCCGCGCCATACCGGAGTAGGAAGGATCGTTGAGAAAGAAGGAGTAGGAGTTGCTACTGTTGAGGAGGCCCAACCTGTTCCCTTAGCGTCATATTCGAGCATTCCGTCAGCGTTGAACTTAAGTGAGAAATCGTGAAACTGAATTCCCGGATAAGAACGAACATTTGCGGCATAGAAATCGGTCAATGTGTATGAGATTGGCTGAGAGTCAGCTCCGACCGCAGAGGCATTGAGTAGAGATACTGTGTGAGTGTATGGAGCGCTCGCGCCAGTTGTAGCGACAGATCCCATAATACCTGCAATTGGGAAGCCGATTGTGTCAGCAAATACTGAACCGCCAAAATCGAAAGTCGAACGAGTGCGACCCTGAATATAAGCATAGTTAGTAGCCATAGATCCACGAAGGCCTGTGTCGTATAAAGGATCTACGATATCTACCGGCTTAATAGTGTTTTGCATGACTGGAATAAAATGTGTTGGTGCTACGACAGTTCCTTTAGTGGCTTCTTTTGCGATACCTAAATAACTGCGTACGGAATTTTGTACTGCCATTTAATCACTCTCCTGTTTTCAGGTCAGACGGGGCTGACGGCTTGTGTGCTTCTACTGGTTTGGTTGTTGCCCCAGAAGTAACATCATGTGCAGAAAAGTTCGCTGGTGCGTCAAACTCTTCTCCCGGCTGAACTGTGATCCCTAGCGTAGGGAACACGCGCTCATCTGTTCCTGTGTATTTGTATTTCATGTTGCTCCTTATGCTTGGATCATTTCGGTAACGATGAATTCTATCTCAGCGTAGGTCTCTGTTGCGCCTTCTTTAGAAGTAGCAGGTTCGCCATAGCGAGCATTGATTTGTGGCTCTGCTCCTTGCCAAACTAGATTGCCAGCAGCATTACCAAAATTGTGATCGGAGCGAAGTCGAGCTTTGATATCGTCTATTAGTGTATCGAACGCGACCATGGCTTCTTCCGAATTTCGTTCCATAGAGTGCTGAAAGATCTGCAAAATGACTGTGTAATCAATGCGCTTCCACCCGTTAGTTGCTCCGCCTACGGCAATACGAGACTCGTTCTCACCGGCTATATAGATCACCGCAGCAGATCGAGAGAGCTGCCCCGGCTGACTATTGACTTGATAATTTATGCGTTTAGGAAACGAAGTAAATACCTGATTAAGCGTAGAGATTGGCGGGTTAAAAAGAAAGTTGAATAATGTATATCGGACTCCGGAGCGCCCGCCGGTCGGCAAAGTGGTCGAGGTCGTAGGCATTATCTGATCCTGCGGTACTTATCGACCATATCAAGAGCCAAAGCAATCTCGTTGCCGTAACGATTGGCAGAAGAGATTAGGCTGGCGGTTGGCTGAGTCGTAATTTGCATCGTCATAGAGTTGTCGCCTCGAGCTTTGATAAATGCCGTTGTGATGAGGATACAAGCCTGTTTGATAGCGTTAGGTAGATTTCCTATGGTCGCCCCGGCATCGTGGCTATAAACAAGCGCAGAGGTCAAAGGAACAGTAGTTGAGCCGTATGTGTAAGTGCTGGCTACTGTGACTTGTTCTGATTTAGCGCCGTCAAAGATCCGGAGACGCTGACCGGCGATAATTCCTGTGCCGTCTCTGACTACTAGGCTCGTTGCTGCTGCTACGGCCGTGACTGTATAAGTATTCACGAAGCCGGCGACATAATTATATTCAGTAAAGACTATGGAAGTAGCTCCAAGGCCTCCACCAAATCCGAGTGGGCCTTGTGATGAGTAATTTGTTTGTATCTGCGATAGCGGAATAATCATTTGCTGACCCTCAAACCACGCATAAGAGGGATCTTGGATAGGGGTCAAAGATCCGGGATATGGCCCATACGAGAACGACTCAAGAGAAATGATCGGCGAGCAGTTTGGGTGTAGAGAGATCCAGCCCTGTGGAGTAATTCTTGTGCGCTGAGTCTCGGTGTATTGAGTCGCTATTACGCTTTGATTGAGATATTCGTCCATGTAAGACGAAGCTCTAAGGATCACACGCGACAATTCTGCGTCTTGCGCAGCTAAGTTACCGCCTACTACTAGGTTGTCATAGTCAATAGAGGTCGGAGCGTCTTTGAACTCCGCAACCGATAAATAACTAGCCTCATAGAAAGTATCTGGTGTGATCCCCGTAGCCATTATTCCCCGTCTCTATCCGGCGTTCCGTTTTCGTGCCCACATCGAGAGCATTTTCTAAACCAACTACCAAAACCACATTCTACGCAAGTAAATCCTCTTTGTGCGTCTCCTGCGCTATGCGGATTGAGTGACGCTTCAAAAAATCCTTCTGCCTTCATAGCCCGCTCTGCCGAAGGGCTATCTACATTGTAAATTCCACCGCGATCCGGGCGATATGTGCGCCCATTTACTTCTGTCTCTCTTACGCCTTTGTCTGGTGCTACCCAACGACCCATATTTGCCTCCTAAATTAGATAAGGGAGAGTGCGCCCAATATATGACGCACCCTCCCTTCTTATCGAATTACTTTTGTGTGATCATCTCAGCCGTAGTCATGTGCGACATAGATCCGTCAGGCAATTCTGTCTGACCTCCGCCGTGACTATTTGCTGGCTCGTGACAACCGCACTCTAAGCACATTACGCAGAAACAATTCCTGATACTGCGCCGTTCCAAGCTGGAGCGGTACAGAAGAATGTTCCACGGAAGTAAGTAGAGAACTCATACTGGAACTGAGTTACTGGCCATTGGATGCCCATGTAATCCTGAACCATGAAGTTTGCCCATACATCAGAAACCTCTGTGTCAGGGATTGGAAGTGTGAACGATAGAACAGGAGATACGCCAGAGTTCAACCATGGGTGAACCATGATATCTACTGCCTTGCCTGTTACTTCGTTCTGAAGACCAGTCACGATAGAACCATAAGTAGTTCCGCTTGTGCCCGGATCGTTGATTGTCAAACGATAGTTTGCAGTTGAGCCGTTCTTGATAGCGTCAGAGAGCTGCTTGCGATCGTTACCGTTCATAAGAACGACATCTGGATCAGCCTTTACATTCTGGTAGAGGTTAGCAAACACAGTCTGGTATTCCGCACCCGGATTAGAGGTTGAGAATGTTCCGTTGATTGCGTTGTTGAAACCTGTGTTTGGCCCAAGGACAGTAGGAAGAATTCCGTCATATCCAGTTGAGTAAGCAGAAGTGTTTGTAGCAGCGCGAGAAGCAGCAGCTCCGTTAGTTGTAAATGGAGCGTTGTTACCTGTTAGACCCTGAGCGTTTGCGCCTTGGATCGTGAAAGTACCTGTTCCCTTAAGTGTTCCCTGATATGTAAGGTTTGCAGCACCAGTAGCAGTACCGACATAGATATTGTAACCAAGAGCGCCGACAACCGGAGTTGAGACAGTCACAGTTAGAACATCGCCTGATGCTACTGCGGTGCTTGCTTCTGTACCAAGAATTGACTCACCAAAGCCGTTACCTGAGATACCAGCGTCAGTTGTAACATTTACATAGTATGTAGTGTTAGCAAGAGCGACCTGTGAACCTGATGCGACTGGTGAAGCAAGTGTGAATGTAGGTGCAGCCATTGTTCCTGAATAACCAGAAGCAGTACCGCGAGCCATTAGCATCATGCGTTCTTCCATAAGCATTGTCGCGTATAGAGTTGAAGTTGATGATAGTTGGCGAAGATCCTGATATCCAAGACCTGAGAAGTTAGCATCGAAGCTTACTGCGTCAGATAGTGAGTATGAGTTGTAAGGCAGGATCAAATCATCTGCTGCGTATGTGATCTGTGGACCACGCTCGAAGTTAATCGAACCAAACGCAGTAGTTGTGCTCTGAGTAATTCCTGGCCATGTCTGTCCGACTCCGCCTGTACCTGTACCGGTGTATCCAAGAATTCTCTTGACGCGGTGTGAAGTACCGACACCCTTCTTGCGAGGAATGCGGTTACGAAGTGGTGTTGGGCGAGGTGTTAGTAACTTAGCAGGAGCTTCTAGGTCAAACGCTGCGAAAGAAGAAGCCAAAGGAACATCAAGAGTGATTTCCTTATTGATGCTTCCCATTGCGGTGCGCTGAGCAGCGAGTGCGTTTTGGAGGCTTGCGTTTGCGTCTGCTGAGAGTGACTTGTTAGCCACGAGAGCTTCTAGTTGTGAAGTTGGATCTACGACAGGTGCTTGTCCGGGCATTGGAGCAGTGCGTGATAGAGACTTACCGAGTTCTCCGGTAAATTCTTCAAAGCGCTCTGCTGCTTCGCGTGGAGTAGCATCGCCGAAAAGATCGTTAGCCTTTGGCGTATTCAATGCCATAAGAGGTAGTTCCTTTCGAGTTGGGTTGAGTTACTTATTAAGAGACGCTTCGGCACTTGCAAAATATTCTTTTGCTAGTTCGTTATATCCCTTTACAAGAACTGGATCTGTTGTTGCATTTGCTTTCGCTTTGTAGGTAGCAGCCTTGACAAGAAGATCATTGTCTTGCGCTAATGATGTTCCTGTTCTTTTTGGGCCACCAGCCACCGCGAGAGATTTAGCAGTTGCCAACTCGGCCTCAAGGCTTACCGACTTCTCAAGTGCAGCCTCTTTTGCTGCTACAAGAGATTCGATCTCTGCTTTAAGTGACTCTGTTGCGCTCTTGACTACTTGCTCCACGAGGGCATTTACTTCTGTCTCATCGACAGAAACTGTTTTAGCTGCGTTGATCCGGGCTTGCGAGTCTGTCACAGTAGCCTCGAACGGAACTCCGGCGGTCTCGCCAGCAGCAATGTTGGTAGTTCCGGTTAGATCTGCTTCTGTCTCCTCAGTAGGAACAGGATCTGGATTGGCTTTCTTATCGCACATACATTCCTTCATAGATTTATCGCAGTCTTCGCACATCTTGTCTTCGTCTGCGGTCTCCTCAGCAGCCTTGGCATATTCTTCGATCTCCTCAGCGACTTCGCCTTCTGCTTCTTCACCCTCGTACCACATAGCAAGGTGCGCTACGGCTTCAAGTAGGTGAGAGATAGACATAATTTCGTTAGATCCCTCTTTCATTTCACCGGCTTCTACCGCAATGAGATTAGCGAGAGCTTCGCGAGCAGCTTCGTATTGCGCCTTATCAAACTTAACAAGTGAGGCAAGAATTGACTTAGCCTGAGCGGTCTTTTCAATTCCTAGTTGTTCGAGCTTCTCTTCTTCTACGATTTCAGAGATCGGTGTCTCTGGTAATACTTCTTCTACAAGTTCTGGAGTCTCGGTAACTGGAGTTGCCTCAACCGCGTCTTCTTTCTCAATGAGTTCTTCCACTTTCCATACTCCTGTTTCTCCGTTTATGCTCTTTGCAAGAACGAGTTGGCAATTAGGGTTCGCCGGGCGATCTACCAAAGATACCTCAACGATTTGTCCGTCAATGATCCGGCCGTTAGCAGCTTTCTCATCTCTGGTAATTCTAGGGTTTTTAATTCC